AGTTAAATCAAGCGTGTAGGCACCGCCGGGTTGGGCGGCTGTGCCAATTGGAGTGGAGTCCATAGTTGTCTGACCAAGAACGGCAAGTCCACCAAGGTAAGATGACTGTCCAGAAACACCAGGAGAGAATCTACGGCCGACTTGCAAAGGATATGTATTAGACGCAGGAGTATCAGTATAAACGCCCATTAAAAAGTTGGAGCGGTTTTGATTGGCGGCAGGATCATTCGATGTGTTTAAATTAGATATCAATCTGATTCCACCGTCACCACCCTGAACTCGACCTGCGGAAATACCTGGATAAGACTGATTATCAGTAAGTGTTGGAATAGGAATTTCCAAAAAGGCCTGGGGATATATACTTCCCGGTACCGGAGCACTTAAAAGCCTTATTCTACTGGTGGCACCTGCATACGTACTATTATAAGTTGAAGTCTGTGGTCCTGGTGCAGGAATGAAAGGTGTGGGGACAGAACCGCTTAGGCTAAGTCCCGATGCAGTAAGATTGTCCGTGGATAATGTCAATGGCATATAATTTCTCCGTTATTTTATAACTAACCCTCCTATTTATATATAAATAATTCGTGATTTTAATTTTTTTAGTGAGGAAACATGAAACAACTTTATGAATATATTCATTTGATGAAGGGTGTATTACCTGAAGAATTTTGCGACAGTGCCATCAAAAAATACTCCGTAAGAGATGACTGGATTGAACATGCATGGACAAGTTATGATCCAAATAAAACAATGAATATTTCAACGAGAAGGGATAAGGAACTTTTGAATTTGGTATTTGAAGGTGAACATCTCGACTATCTGGCAAAAAAATGTATTGAATGGATAAATTCCTATATGAATCGCCATCCCGTTCATATCCAGTTAAGACACACATCTGAATTCAGAATAAATAGATATGTGACAGGAACAAGTATGTCGGAACACAGTGATAATATTGTGAGTATTTTCGAAAAAGGTTCTGGCAGTCCTCTACTATCTATTGTTGGTTGTCTAAATGATGATTATGAAGGCGGTGAATTTATAATGTTTGATGATTTGAAAATAAACATGAAAAAGGGAGATGTTCTAATTTTTCCCTCAGCTTTTATGTATCGACATAGAGTTGAAACTGTGACCAAAGGTGAGAGATGGTCATTTGTTACTTGGGCTTTTTAATTTTAAATGGAGAAAATGATGAGTGAAAATAATGATGAAATGTTGAATTTAATAGTGCATCCCGTGTTAGCTAAACCTATTGCAATTGGCGAATATCAACCATCGAATGAATTACAAAATTATCTAACGAATACGGAACTAAATCATCCTATAGGAACAGAACCTGCTGGTTATGGTGCAGTATCCACAAATGTTATGATTTTGCGTGATGACATTTGTAAAGATTTGAGGAAAAAAATTCTATACGCCGGAAAAGAATTTGCACGTGATTTATTGGGTATCGACACCAATGAAATGATAGATGTGCTATCATGGGTGACAGTAAAACGTCCGAATAATCAACACATGCCACATAGTCATCCAAACAGTATAATTTCGGGAGTATATTTTTTCGATGAACACACGGAAAATATGCCGCTACATTTTTCGAATAAAATGCATCCAGATTCAGAGAGTGAATTTATTTTACGTCCGAAATATTTACCTCCAGAATGTATATCAGGAATTGCTGAAGCACCTTTCAGTACTAGGCGAGTCGCCACTGTTAAAGTTTCCAAGGGAACTTTGGTGTTATTTCCGGCCACTTTGGTGCATCAAGTTGATTTAAACACCACACCCTTTAACAGATATAGCCTTGCATTTAATTTGCTAACAAAAGATGGTCTAGGTTCAGCAGAAGAACTTACTCAATTTAATTATAGGGATGTTTTATAATGAATGTTATTCCTATTTTCCCAACACCAATTTTTATACAAAACCTGGAGATCACCAAAGAAATTCAGGATGAATTGTATTCATTAAAAACAAATAGAGTGGAAGAACTACTCCCAAGTGGAGAAAAGGTATGCGATATATGGGGTGAAAATACCGAGAATAAGCAAGTGCTTCGTTTAGAAAAACTTTCGTCAATTAGAAATAACATTCTGATAAATGCCAAAAAATTTGCAACAGAAGTTATGGGTTTTGAAGTTGAAGGTTTGGTTGATGTGTTATCGTGGGTCAACAACAAGACTAACTCACAAGAACACAAAACACATGTGCATCCGAATAGTTTTATTTCAGGTGTGTTGTATTTTGACGATGAATATGATGAAAATTCGGCATTAATATTCGAAAAAAATGCAGGTACTTCTGCAATGTTTCAGATGATTCCAAAAAAGAATCATAAAATACAAAATGATTTTTCTATCTATCATTTTGCTGTACCTGCATCTAAAGGTAGGCTCATCATATTTCCATCTCATCTACCGCACTTTGTTCCGAAGAATGATACGAACAAGTCCCGTTATAGTTTAGCATTTAATCTCATGCCTGTTGGTGGTTATGGTGATATCACAAACCTAACTGAATTTAAATATATGACAGCACTACAGTATTGATATGACTAATGCAATAAAATATAAAAAATATTCGGACCGTTTTTCTCACTACAATCTTGGTTCAGGTCCGGACGATAAAGATGAACCATACTTGAATATTGATTTTCAACCTAATGGACCACATGAAGATTTTGTTCAACTGCCTAGCGGAAAGTTCTATCTAAATTTCGATTTAACTAAAGACATTCCTGCCGCAGACAACTCTTTAGAGGGAATATATCAGTCACACTTCTTAGAACATGTTAGTTATCTGGACGGCCTATTCATACTACAGGAATGTTTCAGAGCATTAAAACCTGGAGGAAAAATGAGACTGATTGTTCCAGATTTAGAGTTCTGGATTGATGCATATAAAACAAAAAAGATGCATTTTTTCGAAACCTACATGAAGATGGAAGGATTCAGAGAAAAGGCCCATTTGATGAGAACAAGCGGTTCTTTGTTCAACTCAGCCATGCATGACCACGACCATAAAGCTACATATGATTTTGAAACACTTCTATGGATTCTTAGTTCACTTGGGTTTAAAGAAATCAGAAGAACAAGTTATGCTGATGGAAACTATGATTTACACCAGAATGACAAATTGCGTTTCGATGATCCACTAAGAGCAGTAGAGTCACTCTGTGTGGAATGTATTAAACCAAAATCATAAGTTTACCATTTAAACTACAAAAACGCTTGACACCTAAATAAAAAACCTCTATAATAGAGGCTATGGTTGTATGAAGCAACTAGAAAAGTGTTCTGGACGGCGGTTCGATTCCGCCCATCTCCACCAAAAACACATGTCTTACATGAAAGAAACCTCTGAGGGCTGTAATGGGGTGTGTTTTTGATGGGGATGACCAGGTTTCGACAGGGCAACAAGTACAGAAGTGGACAACTCGACACAGAGAGTCGTTAAAAGTAAATCAAAGTAAACGCAAACGATGAAAAGTTCGCATTGGCAGCCTAAACGCTGACTAGGGTTTCGGTTGGTTTCCTCGTAACAGAATAACCAACCACCATGTTCAACACATAGGAAATAAAAATGCAAAGTAAACCAATACTTTTAAGCATACTATTTTCCGCAGTCATCATATCACTGTCAATGGTAAATATAGATTTATATAATTTACCATTCAAGGCAAGTTTTCATTCCTTAGATAAGGAGACACAGAAACAAATAACTTGCCTAGCTGATAATATCTATTTTGAAGCCGCAAATGAGCCACTCGATGGCAAGAAAGCCGTTGCTTTCGTTACATTTAATAGGCTCAGAACAGGTAATTATGCGAATGACATTTGCGGAGTAGTGTATCAGAAAACCGGTGGTGTATGTCAATTCTCTTGGTATTGTGAGAAGAAAAGTACCGATAAACAGTTGACAATTCGAAGCACCTCGTTGTATAATGAGATTCGTCAGTTAGCAATTAATATGGTCATCAACTTTGAACATCAAACCGATGTAACAAACGGTGCAACATATTACCATGCAGACTATGTTAATCCACAATGGAAATTAAAAAAGGTAGACCAAATTGGCAGACACATCTTCTACAGAAGCAACAAAGACGAAATTGACAGAAACAAAGGAGTCATCTAAAATGCAAAAAGAAGTTATCACGGTTATTGTTTGTATCACACTTGCAGTGTGTTCATCTATCGCCGCATTTACAATTTACAACATCAATGATCGTAACAACATGGCAAAGAATATTGAATCAGCTATCCAAAAAGGTATCGATCCAATCTCCGTTAAGTGTGCGTATGAAACTGCCACGAATGCTGTTTGCATTGCTTATTCAATGGGTAAGAAATAATGGCCACTAAGGAAGAACAACGAAAGTTCTCAGCCATTATTGAAGAAATTGTGCAAAAGAAAAGAATACCCTATATGGATGCTATTATTCTACACTGTGAAGAAACTGGTTTTGAAGTAGAGATTGCCGCAACACTTCTCACTGCACCAATCAAAGCCAAAATTTCTGATGAAGCACAAGCCGCAAATATGATTAAGAAAGTGAATAAGTTGCCATTATGAGTGAAGCCGGTGGTTTTGAAGCGTATGCTCTGTTTCATGCATTGAAACTACATTTCACTTCAAAGTATGATTATGTGAAGTATTCTGGCAAAACAAATGTAACCAAAGACCAATTCATGCTCCGTAAGGACAAGTTTCAATTCTATAAACTGTCCAGAAAATACAAGCGTGATGAACTCTTTGGTTTTTTTGTTGCCAATATGCTAGTGAATCCAAAAATATGGGTGGGTGACCTTCTGTCCGAGGATGCGGAGTCCGAATACAAGGTGTGGCAAAAAACCCAACAGTCCCTCTCCTATGTTTTTGAACAAGACCTCCACAGGCTATTCGATTCGGTAAACAATCCGGAAGAATTGCTCAGGGTGGTTGACAAACAGTACCCGTTGTTGTATAATCTTTATATGCAAGATATGTGTGCTAAAGAGACTTTAATTATCTTAAATGAGTTATTAAACTTCTTGCCCATGTGGGTTAAAAAAGTTGATGATGACATTATCTTTCCAGAATTCGTCAAGAGTTGTGAGAAGTATAAACCATTCTTAAACTTTGATAAACCCAAGATGCTTGCAATACTTAAGAAAAACTTAAATCTGACTACAACATGAAAATACAAACCGTTTACGTTGATATGGATGGCGTGATTGCAGATTTCTCTAAACGTTACAAGGAAAAGTTCCGTGCGACACCAGAGGAAACACGAAGCAATAAAGAATTTAATGGGTTCTTCAAAAAGTTCATTGAAGATGGTGAATTCAGTACACTTGACCTCATGCCTGATGCACTTGAACTCCTGAGTTACTTGAACAGTTTTGATGTACCTAAAGAAATCCTTTCGTCAACTGCACGACCTGAAAATCACGGAATGATTGCAC